GTATTCCAAGCAGAACATAACATACTAATGCATCCTTTCCATATGGCAGGTGTTGCTGGTATGTTTGGTGGAGCATTATTCTCTGCTATGCACGGTTCTCTTGTTACATCTTCACTTATCCGTGAAACCACTGGGTTAGATTCTCAGAACTATGGTTACAAGTTCGGACAAGAAGAAGAGACATACAACATCGTTGCTGCACATGGATACTTCGGTAGACTTATCTTCCAGTATGCATCATTCAACAACAGTAGAAGTCTTCACTTCTTCCTTGCATCATGGCCTGTTATCTGTGTATGGTTAACCTCTATGGGTATCTGTACAATGGCATTCAACCTTAACGGTTTCAACTTCAACCAGTCAGTCGTAGACGCATCTGGTAAGGTTGTTCCTACTTGGGGTGATGTTCTTAACAGAGCAAACCTTGGTATGGAAGTTATGCACGAGCGTAATGCTCACAACTTCCCTCTTGACTTAGCATCTGCTAACGAGACAGAAGTTGCTCTTGTTGCTCCTTCTATTGGATAAATAAATTGTCCATATAAAATAGACAGAGAAGACCTCCTTCGGGAGGTCTTTTTTTATGTTTGGATAAATATCTAAAAAAGATTATGGCTGCTACTTCTCAAACCATTAAACAAGGTAGTGTAATGGAAGGCATCTTTGCTATGTATTGTGCTGCTTATCTTGTTGATCCTGATAATGGGAAGAATGCTTCATCAATGGAGGGGTTTATTGATGATTTAAGAGTTGATACTACTTTAGGTCAGTTGATAGATAAGAATAAGAAATCAGTTGATTATAATAATACATTTCCTGCTCATTCTCAACCTGCCAAGGATCATTTCAAACCAATAAAAATAGTAACAGGTAAGAAAGCAAAGACTTTAATATCAGAACCTAAATTAGAGAAACAGTTGAAGAATACTGAGAAGTATTTTGAGTCTGTGGGTACTAAAAATTACTTAGATTTTTCTCAGGTTGAATTAAAAGTTAGAGTAAAGGAAGCAGAAACTGGATTATATTATGGACCTAACTTAAGAAAATTACTTGATGAGGAGATGAAGAATAGTAAGGTGAAGGATAAAAAATATAATGAGATTAAAAAAAAGATGTTGTTTTTAATAAAAGATAAGAAAACTCAGTTCTTTAAAGATTTAAAAGCAGCTAAGATGAGATATATACAAAATAGTAAAAGTGATGTTGTACATTGGACAGTAGATGCTGATGGTATTGGTGGAGAAACTAGTGGAGGAGAAATAAAACAGGATGTTACAATAAAAATTTTTGCTAATGGTAGAAGACTTATAAGTAAGGAACTTAATTTTTCTTTAAAATCTGATAGTGTTAGTATACATGGTGGTGGTCTTTATAATTCTATGCCAGAAATATATGATATGTTTAAAGGAGTTATACCTAAGACCAAAATTGATGAAGGAAAAAAGTTTTTAGCAACAGCAGATGGTAAGGCAAGTAAAGAAACAAGAAAGGCAGCAATAGATTCTTTATGGAGATTGCTTGGCGAGAGTCTTCCTACGACTGTTGATACTAAATGGAGTGATCATTTTTGGAGTATTCTTGAGAAAAGACTTTTTGGTACTGGGTATCAGGGTAAGATTCAAGTACTTGAGATGAATCAAACTGAACTAAGAGAAATTACAAAAGATAATTTTGATCGACTAAAGAATAGTGGAATAAAACTTTATCCTAAATGGTATAAAAGTACTGATACATCAACAGCAACTCCTGGTGACATTCGTGTGATGCCATTGTATGTGGGAAAGAAAGAAGAAACAAAGGATACTAATTATATGTTTAAAATTAGAATAGCATATGAGTTTACAAAACCAAAGGGTTCAACGATTAGAAGTGGACCACCTGCACCTAATAAAGTTTATATTGAACTTGGAGGTAAAGGATCTGTGGTTCATGATGAGAATTGGCCAAAATTTTTAGAGAAAGGATTAGTTAAAGAATCTGGGACCAAGAAGTAAATGGAGTTAGATGAGCAGATAAAGCTAGGACATCTTCTGCTTAAAGAGAGGGTCTGTAGGGTCTGTGGGGAGCAGAAGAACCTATTGAATGGATTCTATAGGACTCGTAAGAACATGCACCTTGCTTCCTCTTATTCTTATGAGTGTAAGGAGTGTACTGTCACGAGAATAACAAAAAACAGAAAGATTGGATCTAGTACGGTTGACTGGACATACCCTGACTGGTAGAATCTTATACATAAAGAAAAAAATAACATGAAACCTACGGAGAATTACGAGCAACTCCTAGCAAGATTTACTAAGAGGATGACTCAAGTAGAATCACAGTTTCCAACAAAGAATCTTGAAGAATCTGAAAAATTAAATAATCAACTCCATTATCTTCGTGGATGTAAAGAAACAATTGAATACTTAATGACTGGTAAGTTACCTAATGATGGTAACCATGACGGTATGGCACATCATAAACCTATGTTGAAGAAACCAATTCGTCATAATAACTTAGACGCACTAGACAGATGACTTTTCTAATAGCAATAATGTCATTCGCAAATTTTGTATTTTGGCCACTGGTCATAGGTACAATTATTGCATTTGTTATTGAGCAGATCTTAAGACAGGTAGGTAATGCATATGATCCTTTAGCAGTTAAGAAGGTTGAGATTGCTATGCGTATAAGAAAGTATTTCTGGAGACAAGCATGGTTGTTTAATATAATATGGTTTGTGGGGTATGCTATACTGTTATTTGTAATGAGACCTGGGCAACAACCAATGCCTGATATGATTTGGCAAGGATGACTGAAATTTTAAAAGGAAAAGTAAAGACTGTCTTTGAAACTGATAATCCTGAAGAGGTAATCATTCAGTATGAGGACAGAGTTACTGCTGGTAATGGTAAGAAGGAGTCGTGGTTAGAAGGTAAAGGTTCTATCTGCTGTGAGATTTCTAGATTACTTTTTCTCATGTTAGAGAAAGAGGGTATTAGAACTCATTACATTACTATGCCAACACACAGAGCTATGTGTTGTAGGAGAGTTGAGATTGTTCCTATAGAAGTTGTGGTAAGAAACATTGCTGCTGGTTCTATAGTAAGAGAAACAACACTAGAGGAGGGTGATATTATTAATTGGCCCTTGGTTGAGTTTTATTTGAAGGATGATGCTAAAGATGATCCTTTACTTACAGAGGATCGTATTTGTTTGATGGGATATGGTGATGAGATAGATGAATTAATTTTTCAAGCAAGAGAAGTTAATGCTATCCTGAAACATATCTTTAGTGCTATAGGTCTTACACTTGTTGATTTTAAATTAGAGTTTGGTTATGATTGTAATGACAATCTACTCTTAGCTGATGAATTATCACCTGACGGAATGCGACTCTGGAAAGAGGGTACTACAGAAAGTTTCGATAAAGACTTGTTCAGAAAGGATAAGGGTGATATAGTAACAGCATATCGAAGTATTCTTAAACGATTATCCCGAATTTAATTATGGCGATTTATGATGACATCAAAATTACTATCAACCTAAATGAGTTGGTAGAGGCAAGAGCAAAACTCTTGACACAATATGAAGATTACTCGAAGGCAGTGGCAACTGGTGAGTATCTTGATGGTGAGGATATTGATAGGATCGCAGTTAAACTAAGAGAAACTATCACTTGGGATGCACTTTGGTTTATGGTAGATGGTGCTATCCTAGATTATATGGGTTTAAAAGATCCAAACAAAGCTCATTATGGTGAGAGATCTATTGAAACCATTGAGTTGACAATGGAGAAGGAACGAAAGGAAAGAGAGAAGGAGTTTAAGAAGAATTTTGATATGGTCAAGTTAGAATCATCGGCATGGACTATTGATGTACCCCTTAGAAAGGAGATTAAAAAGTAATGGATGATGAGCAACGACATATCAATGATCTGTATGAAGATATGGATCGTCTTAATGCTTTGTATGAGGAACTAATGTGGCCTCATGATGTTGAACTTGAGTTCTCTGCTGATTATGAAAATAATAGAATCATTATTAAAGTCAGAGAATAAACTTACTTAAAAATTAAACTAACAATAAATAAAATTTTTAAACGACCTTAATAAAAAGACATGAATTTTGCTGTTTATTCCAAAGAAGGATGCCCTTATTGCATGAAAGTAGTTCAAGTGTTAGAGTTAGCAAAGTTAAGACATGTAGTTTATAAACTTGATGAACATTTTGATAAGAAAAGTTTCTATGGTCAGTTTGGTCAGGGATCTACATTTCCTCAAGTTGTTGTTGATGCTACTAACTTAGGAGGATGTACGGATACTATTCAATACCTTAAGGAGAAAAAATTAGTCTGATGAAAAAACTTGACGATTTTGAAACCGTATACGATATGATTGAACATGCCATCGAACTTGCTTTTGATGGTAAGATGCAACTCAAGTTCTATGAGTTTCTAAAGTACCGTAAGACAAAAAAACATGAGGTAGATGCTTTTATTGATAGTTCTACTGCACATGAAATAGCTGATCAGGTACTAGAACTTGAAGAATATATTAAAGGAGGTGCAGATAATAATCATAAACAATTACGAGAAGCGTATGGTCACATACCCAAACCAAAGGCAAGGAAAATAAAATTATATTTGTATAGTATACTAGAAGATGCATGGAGGTACAGTCGTGACAGAAAACCAGGAAGAAGAAAAAAGAACTCTAAATAAAAGCAAACCCGAAATCAATCGGGGTGTGGAGTTACTGTTACGAAATAGGAGGAGAAAACCAGAACCACCCAAAACTTTTCAAGTAAAATTTGGAAATCTATTTTCATTTTGGAATAGAGAAATTGTATTTCACTTTAATTTTTACTTGGACATTAGAAAAAAATAACTATCTGGAGCAGTGCCATGTCAGAAACACTTGTAGTATCATTGACACTTATGACAGTAATGTCTATACTTGCATTATTAGTAGGAGGTATGATAGGATGGATGGCAAGACAGCATTCTTATGAAACAACACCTCAAGTAGTGTATACTCATCCAGAAATGTTTGATGCTAATGGACAGTTAGTTCCTGATGAAATTTTAGCCCTAAGAATTGAAACACATGACAACACCGACGACGAAGACGACGACTAAAAGGGGAAGAGGAAGACCTCGTAAAAATGCTACGGATGGTCCTAAACTACCTTCGGCATCTAAGGCAAAGAAGAGAACTATTAAAGTAGCAGATCCTAAACCATCTGCTGCTATACCAGATCTTCCAGTTAATCCATTTGTGCATGAGGTTTTAGAGGTAGTTTCTGCACAGAAAACTAAGGCAAAAAAGGTTGAAGCACTTAGAAAATATGAGCATGACTCTTTAAAGGTTATCTTTGTATGGAATTTTGATGAGACAGTGATCAGTCTATTGCCCGAAGGAGATGTCCCATACGGCGAAACAGAGGATCAGACTGTATATAATGGTTCCCTATCAGACAACCTTGCTAGAGAGGCAGCAGGAGGGGAATCAGCAACAGGTCAAGACTTAGATGGTAGGAACAAAACATCTTTAAGAAGAGAGTATACTGTTCTTTATAATTTTGTGAAGGGTGGTAATGATGGTCTTACTAAGGCTCGTAGAGAAATGATATTCATTAATCTACTACAAGGTCTTCATCCTAAAGATTCTCAGATATTGATTCTTGTTAAGGATAAGAATTTGTCTGACAAGTATAAGATTACTAAAGAGATAGTTGCAGAAGCATACCCAGACATTCAATGGGGAGGTCGTTCATGACAACAAAACCGAAAACGGAAAATCAAGTGGCAGAAGAACCTAAGAAACCTGAGAAAAAGTTTGATACTTCAGCATACTCTTGTGAGATTATCTTAGAAAAGACTACCAAAGAAAAGGCTGATGATAGGCAACTCCCTACAGATGCTTTTAATGTATTCTATACTTTAGATGGTAAAGAACATTTAGATGTAACTCGTTCTGAGAAGATGGTAAATGTTTTTGATATGTATTATGATAGGTATGGAAAGGATGTAGTTCAGAGAATTGATTATGGTGCTGGTACAATAAGACCTAATCTATGGGGAGTTAAGAAAGCACCTGAAAAGAAAAAAAGGAGGAAGGTATGAGTCAAGAATTAAATGATGATCAACTTCGTGCTCAGATAAATGCACTTATCCGTGATGAAATTCAGGATAATATAAACGATTATGTTGATGCACAAGAAGAGACTAAGAAAGGTGGTCTTGGTTTTGTTCCTAAAGAAGGAGAGGAGGAATTAAAAGTTAGTATACCTCAAGACGAAGTAGATAAATTGATTAAAGAGTATAAGAAGATTAAGAAGAGTCAGAAATCTAACTTAGGACAAGTAAAGAAGATGGGTCTTGTTGATAAGAATGGGAATGCTTTATGAGTAAGATTGATACTCAGGGGATGAGTGGACCTGCTGATCCCAATTATAAACCGAGTGGAAAACCACAGAAACATAAACCTATGATGATTCATCCTCGTAGGTTATTCACTCCTGAATATGTTAAGGAGATGAAGATACTTATTAATGAAGTTCTAAATGAAAGAGAGTATCAAAGAAAATTAAGAATGAATTATGATGATCCGACTCCACCAGGAGTTTCTTATTTTGATACTGAACATTTTAAGCATCGCATCAACGAAGATGAGCCAGAATATAAGCCATAGTTACAAGAACCCTTCTAAGGTACAAGACCTTGGACATGTAGAGGCACAAGTCACTGAGGGTAAGAAGTATTATGATGAGCAAGGGTGGGAGATAGCACCGCCTATAAGTGATAGAGAATGTATCTTCCGTTGTTTAGAGAACTGTGAACAATTAGCAGGACTTGATAGAAAACAAGTTAGGCGATTGATGGAAGACTTTGCAACCAAGAAAACTGAAAAAGTTACAAGCGAGGAGTATCCACCATTATGAGACTAGGTGTTATGTGTTCTGGCAACGGAACCAACTTCGAGAACATACTCCGAACCTGTAACAAGGATGAAGTTGTGTTGATGATTCACAACAAAGAAAAGTGTGGTGCAGTAAAGAGAGCAGTAAAATTTGGTATTCCCCATTGTTATGTGAATGCTAAGAATGAAGAGAAGATGATAGAACTATTCAGAGTATGGAGAGTTGATCTTATAGTTCTTGCAGGATATATGAGAGTGATTAAAAATCCTGCTGCTTTCCCTGCTCCTATTATAAATGTTCATCCTTCTTTACTTCCGAAGTATAAAGGGCTACATGCAGTTGAACAAGCTATAGATAGTTGTGATGAGGTCACTGGTTGTACAGTACATTATGTAAATGAAGAACTTGATGGTGGTGAAATAATTCTTCAAGGAGAGGTTTCCATTTTACCAGAAGATACTGTAGAATCATTAACAAAAGCAATACAACGCAAAGAGTATGCCCTTTTACCACTGGCAATAGAAAATGTTAAGCACCAATTACAGAAATAGAATCGTAGACATTTGTTGTAGAATGATATCAACAGATGGTGAGGTTGATCTGGATGAAAGAATCTGGATGAACAAACTTTGTGAACACAATCGTCAAGCAAAGGATTTAGCAGGAGCAATGCTTTGTCCCAATACAGTTGGTGACGATGTTAACTATTATGAATAATTGTATCAGCGATTACACATTTACTTGCCTATATAGTAGGACTGTGTTAATATACACACATCGTTCAACCTCATAAGAGGTCGCAAGTAAGCCGACACGGAACGGATCGTTCATCCCCAAGGGGGACGCAAATGCCGACTGAAGGAACGGGTCTAAACCACCCCTACTTTGGAGAAAGCCAATGGCAAAAGTCACTTACCGTGGTGTCGAGTACGACACTGAAGAGTACAACGCAAAGGTGCTTGATGAAGCAGCTAAGCGTAACAGACACGATCTAATGTATCGTGGTCTTAAAGTGAGGAGCAAGGCAATTCCTTGTTCTTAGTCCAGAACAAACAAAGAAGAGGGGTGCTTGACACCCCTCTTTTTTTATGCAATAATATATTTGTTGGGTTGACGAACTCAACGGGGAGTGACTGAATAATCTTTCTGGCATATAGCTGGATAAGGTGATGAGACACAGGTGGTGCTGCTGGCAGGAATGTCAGAATCGACTTACCAGTCGGGTCTCAGGCAAGGATGTAAAATTTACTACTGTAGTAATGCCCGTCCTTTGTTGGTA